CGATAAGCATCGCCACGTTGCTTGCCATCGCCCAAGTTCTTCAAGAGCATCAGCGCTTCTTTGTACTTCGTATCGTACAAAACCATCATATCCTGCTCGCCCTTCATGTATGTGTAAGCTTCTACCAAGCAGCCATACAAAAGTGCAGAGTCAAAGTTATCCCCCAACCATGTGGTTTCTGCTGTCACAATTGATGGTGGGTAGTAGTAATAATGCAATTCCGCGTAGTAATTGGCATCCGGAGTAGGTCCTAAAATGAAGGACAATTCAGCATCATTTGCCGACTGTGGACCAAAAATAGCATAGTACTTAGGAAGTGCTACATCACGCGGATTAGGGTACACCTCACGGATAAAGTTGACATCCTTATTCAACAAGTACGTGTAGTCGCCTTGGAACGTCACTGCTCCAGATACTGTGCCGCTATTGGCCACGCTCAATGTAATTGTTGTGCCAACAATCAGCGTTACTACCGCCTCCGTGCCAATCCCTGATCCAGCAGCATATTGACCCACAACAATACCCGAGGCACTGGCTACAACAATGGTTGATTGCCCTGCAGTGCCTGTTGCCGTAGTGCTGACAAAGGGATAAACAGCCAAAGAATAGCTGGATAAGTAATCGTTAGGGCATGCCAAATATTTGTTGCCAGAAGACAGAACACCCGTCACGTTTTTGCGCAAATTGGCAATTTGAACCGAGTTGTAAATACGCTGCTCAGCCTGCTTTGTAAACGTGGCTAAATCAGTGGCAGTGAAGCCCTGATTCTCCGTGTACGCAATGATCGCAGCTTTTAATTCCGTGTATGTCATATGATGCTCGTTTTGACCGGTGAAAGCACCGCAGCAGCCCACAAAGGCTTCGCATAAGGCATCGGCATCATCCCAATACTAGCAAACGAAGTATCAGCCGTGAACCCGACGTAGACGGTAACCGCAAGTCTACTCTCTGGGCGAGGCTGATGCAAGGCCTGTGGCTCATTTATCGTGCGTTTTGGCTCCAACTGTGGATGCTTGGGCTCATAGCACTCAGGACAGACTTTAAAGCCCGTCCATTCCTTGATAAGCGTATTGAGTTTGTACCGTTGGCCACACCTGTCGCACAGCGCAATTGCAAATTTGCCTGATACATAGGCCATAGCTTACCTCTGCGTGTACGTAGGTACCACAAAGAAGCCCGAACGCTCACGGTCTTCAGAAGCTGCACGCATAAACTCTTCTTCGTACATCTGCTTAAGCAGCATGACGCGGTCCGGCGCTTTCTTGACCGACAAGTAGTACGCCAAAGCCGCTACCAAACACGGCAAGAAACGGAAAGAGATGTCCGCTGTATTGCTAAACCCACCAGCATTGTCCATGCGGCGAATTGCGTAGTAGACAAAGGTCCAAGTCTGCGTTGCATCAGGAGATGGATACAGAAACACCTTGGCCGGCACTGTGCGTTGAATGTAGTACTGCGCAGGGCGTGACTGGGTCAACTTATTGGGCACATGGAGCCACTCAGCGCGGCCTATACGGTCAATTGTGATGTCTTGCTGAGTAGACTGGCCGGCATTGGTCCGAATCACGGCTGAAAGGCCGTCAATCGTGTCTGCGGGTAGGTCATACTCATACACCCCGGGCGTCAGCACCTGCTGGCGCTGCTCAATGGTCCAAAGGTTTAATCCTCTGTTTGCCCACTCTGCAAAAATCAAGTTGACGGAACGCAGCGCCGTCTTCATGTCGTAACCGTCGCGCACCTCAATACCGCAGCGCTCATACGCCTCAGCTATGAGGTCGTCAAACTGCAGATCGAAATCGGATACGCCGGAAACAGCCATATCAGTAGATCATTGCTGTGCGGGCACGGGCTGCACCAACACCACGGACGGCAACTTTATCGCCTTCCAATTTCTTGACGTTTTGGTTCAGGGTTTTACCCTGTGACTGGCCCATACCAGCAACCATGCCGCCACTGGCAAAACCTTTTTTAGCAATGCCTTCGCCTTTTTTTGCGAGTCCGCCGTCTTTATGTTTCATTTTGCTATCCTTTTAAAGTTGTTGCCATTAAACGATCTAACTTTTCGTCCAATCTGTCTAGCCTGTCTAAAACACGGTTGATGTCTGCATGGACTTCGGCTTTGGTCACATATTCCTTGGCAATTTCTTCGCGGGTGCGATTGAGCAAGATCTGAAGACGATTAATCTCAGATGCCTTGTCGCGCAATACCCAACCCACGAATCCTATACCTGCCGTTAGGATCATGTTCCAAACAACGCTTTCCATTTAGCACTTCCACTTCCGTAAGCTCTTATTAATCCTGCTATCTGGATCCTTAGCGGTCTTCTCGCTTGTCAGCTTCTTCTTCATGCCTTCCATACGGGCACAAAAGCTGTCTTTGCGAGAACCTCCCTCTGGCTGCGGGGCCTTTAATCCGGGTTTACCCGGATTAGCCTTGTTGTAAGAAGCACGGCCCTTGGCGTTTAATCCGCCACTGGGACTTTTGCCTTCTTTCCGCTGCCAAGCAGGAGACTTAGCCATTTCAGTACATCTTGCAGGGCTTGTTACGAGCCAAACCTACACCACGCGGCGTAGTGGAACCAGAAGGAGCCACTGTCTTGCGTGCTGTTTGCTTAGGGCCGCCTTTAGCCATATCTTGCTTCTGTGCACCGGGCTGAACTTCGCCTTGGTACTGATCGTCTGCCATTTTTGCTGCTCGTCCCATTTTGGACTCCTTATCCGTAGAAGAATGTGACCGAAGTAGGGCCACTGATTGTTAAATAGGGATCATCTAAAAAGACAATACCATCTCCGGGAATTAAAACAGAGGTAGAACCGTTTCCTGCCGTACTGGCAGGAGCAGCGATACGAAGTCGCTCTACACCGCCAGAACCACCATCTGTAAAAGAGATGTATCCAGCAGATCCCGCAACAAAATAGACTGCTTTGATACGCGCGCGAGGCTGACCGATGCCGGTGGCAGCAGTCGTGGCCATCGTCTTCGCTTTTACGTCATATTGAAAACCCATAATTAATCTCCTTGTAAACGGGGGCCGAGGCCCCCTAGATCAATTAAGCAGTACGGGTAAACACGTAGGCTGTTGCGCTTGAGAACATGATAGTGAAGCGCGCAAGGCCGGTTGCACCAGAAGCAATGGTCAAATCACCAAAACTACCTGCAGTATCAGCAGCAGCGCTAGACAAGATACCGTTGGTAGCAACAGCAATGGTCACAGTAGATGCGCCAGCGGTGTTATCCACATACAACTCTAAAACAGTACCACGTGTTGCACTAATAGCAGCACCAAGTAACGTGCCTGTTGGCAATGTGATGGTTGTAGGAGAAGCTGAAGTAGAAGTGATGTAACCAGTTGCAACTTGTGCTGCAGTAGCCACGCCAGTAGCGTTAATTGCGGCAGTAGTGGGGTGGTTTTGATCAGTAAAAACCAGATTTGTAGTAGTCAGGTTAGTTACGCTGGTAGTAGCACCAAATGTAGCGTCAACGGTGACTGCGCCAGTGGTGGCACTGATAGAAATGTCTTGAAAACCATTTACGGAACGAACTGGTCCATTAAACGTGGTATTTGCCATGATTTTTCCTTACATACAAGTTAGGCGCATTAGTCTGTATGTCGTCTAGCCGGGACTAGTCTAATGCACCGGATAACCCCGGAGTGATTGCAATATACACCAAATAAAAAGGGAGCACAAGGCTCCCTTTTCAAATATTTCCGAAGAAATATTAAGCGCCGGGCGAACCGTAAGCGCCACGTGGGTCAGACCAGCCGAAGCTGTAACGCTCACGAGCCTTGTAACGAACGTTACCTGTGTCAAAGTCGCCTTCGAAGGCAGTCTTGATAGGTGAACGCTGGAACATTTTCAAGCCGTTAGGTGCATCAGTGATGATGAACCAAGCGTTGACGTCTGTCAAATAGTGGTTGACAGCGTAACCCTCTGGGAGCATGCCCATAGACTTGATCGCGTTGACATCATTGTCAGCAGTGCCAGTGCGCAAAGTGCTCTTCATCAGGCGCTCTGCAGTGAACTGCAGTTCCTTAGGAACAATCATCTTGCGACCAGTCAAAGCGACCTTCAAACCACGCTCGTCGATGAACGCGGCGATGTCGATCAAAGCCTGCTCCAACGATGTCTCGTTCAGATCTGCTGCCACTGCGGGAGTGTTAGAGTAGTTCTGAGCCAAGGCAGTTGGGTGATCGGTTGCGAACAATGCAACGCCGTCGCCGCCGGCATAGTTGCCTGCAGTGAAACCGTTGTTCAACACAGAAGCAGCTTTTACTTGCTTTGTGAAGCTCATTGAACGAGCCATAGCTTTGGTGTAACGACCTGACAAGCGGTCATACAAGTTATCTTCCACAGCTTCCTCTGTCAACGCGAAAGCCATAGCAATGGTCTCGTGTGTGTAGCGGGCTGTGAAGGATTCCAGTGCTGTGTCGTACTGAACGCCGGCACCCTCAGTTTTCACTGGAGCAGAACCGAAGCCAGTCAACATGACCTCTTCTTCAAATGCACGATCAGATGTCTCAATAGAGAAAATCTCTTCGTGCTCGTTTTCGTAGCGCTTGTACTCTAAACCGAACAGTGCGTTCAGGCCGGGCTCAAGTTCTTTTACTAGTTGGGAACGTGTAATAGCCATGATTATGCTCCGTCAGCAGCAACGCC